GGTGCCTTGAATGAAGTCTTCGTGGGGTTCTTTGCCTTCTTCGACCCACAACTTCCGTCTCATCCACTCCAAACCGATGTCCATCTTGGGCGTCAAGGTGAAAATCATGTCTAACGGCTGATCCGGGAGCCCTCTAGCCTGAAGTTCTCCGAAGTTCTCGTTCCCACGCTCTCCGCCCATGGCCTCATCGATCCAGATGGCCCGGCATCGCTCGGCCAGGAGGCTACTTTCCCCTTCTTTTTGGCTCTTAAGTGCAATCACAGAGCCATTTTCCAGCTCGAAGAGGTGTTCTTGCTTGAAGTATTTCCAAAGTGGCTTCCCGTCGGGGCTTCTGGGGAGCATGTCACTGATCTTCCGGAACATGACCCGGCCCGCACTATTGTATTCGACGCAGACTCCCCAGCTAACGCTGGGTGTCTCATAGGTTTCGCCCCGAATCGGATTGTATCCTAGAGGGTAACTGACGAAATCGGCGGCTCCCGCGGTACTTTTCCCTCCCCCGTTGGGGCCGGAGAGGACTCGGTAGTGGGCAAGGGACTCATGGAAGGGGAGGATCTTGGGGACAGCGGTCAGGGGGTAGGCGAGCCAGGGTGAGGTCCGGGCTCTCTGCTTATACTCATTATATAGGGGGTCAGTCGTGGGCTTCGACATCCGATACCGGAGCTTTGAGCCGTTCCACTCGGCGTGCGTATTGTTCGAAGAACTTCCGATCCGAGGTGGTGTCGCCTCTGGTTCTGTTATCGATCGCGACGTTGACCTGACTCCGGGGTCCGGACTCGATCAGTCCTGCGATATTGGCGACGGCTTTGAAGGCTTGGATATCTTCCTTGGCTTTCTCGGCTTGGTGAGGGAGCGCCAGGGCGGTTGCGTAGACGGCGGCCTTCTTGAGTACCTGGGGGTCTGTGATCCAGAGCTTCACGAGTTCTGGTTTCACCTTCAGCTTCTCTGCAATCCTCCGGATGTCTCGGGAGGTCTTCAATCGGCCTCGAATGACCGCTCTTGCCATGATCTCCAGCCGGTAGTCGATCTGTGCTCTCCACTTCTCTAGGTGGAGTTCGGTCCCGGGAGGGTCGAAGAAGCCTGGGGTGGGTTCGGCGTCTATGTTCGCGGGTTCCGGTAGAGGGTCCATCACGCGGTGGCTACGAGATGCGCGGTCCAGCCTTCGGCCCTCTTCCTATAAAGGACGTCTGGCTTCGCTCCTGAGTAGGTTTGGATCGTCACCACCTTGGGGTCGATCTTCTCAAAGAAGGCGATACAGCCCGACATATCGCAACATTTCCCATCTGGGAAGTGGGCGACCCCGGCGTGGCATACGAAATCGTAGACCATGGCTTCGAGGGAGCACTGCATGAGGTCACTCATCGGAGAGGTAGTCATCGATCCGCCCCTTCTTCCACTGGAGGATGAACTGATCCAGCTCTAGAGACTGAGCCGCCCTCTCTTCCTTAGAGGGGATGGTCTCGAAGTTCTCCAGCCTCTTCAGGGCCACCTCGTAGCGAACCACCAGCTCCTCTAATCGAGTGATGAGGCTACCGAGGGTCGGCTGGGCCATGGAAAGAAAATCACACCCCAAACCCACTGAGTCAAGCCCCCTTAGAGAAGTGGGTGAAATGACCCATTGACGAACTCTCGCGCTTAGCCCAAAAGAAGGTTGCGGGGGGGCAGCAGAGGGTCCAGGATCCGCTCTAGGAGGTAGTACGTGCCGTCCAAACTCACCGCCCAAGAACAACGCAACAAGTGGGTCGGCATCTCCCGTAAGAAGAAGGCTAAGGCGCTGATCGAAAAACAGGTCAAGCAACCCGGCCTGGGACCTCGACTCCCAATCAAGATCATCGCCCCCAACTGACGCGCTTCGCTTGTCGCCTTCCGCTTCGCTCCAGGGGGAAAGGATGCCTTCGTATTCATGAATCCTCTAACGCTAAGGTATGAGCCACCTTGCGCCGCCTACTCGCGAGTCCCCCCGTATACACCCCCCGGGGGGGCCTTTTGCAATGGCGTTGCTTTATGCACGATGCAAGAAGCAATGGAGTGCAGATAGCACGGTGCATCCTGCACCCACCGATGCAGTGCAAAAGCCGAAAGGCTGCACCGACATCAGGCAGACAACACTACGAGTGCAAGGCCACGAACTCCTACTAATGAATGCAGATGCGCAAGCTTTGGGCCTGCCGTTGAGTCGGTACATCCCTCTCTTGTGGCGCAACTGGCGCAGTCTGTCCCTTCCTCTGAGGATAATCCCTCCCCTGCCTGTCGATCCGTGGGTTCCGCCGAGTCAGCGTGTGGTAGACTCGAAGAATGCGTGACGAGAGGGCGAGTGAAGCGGCGAGAGTGTTGGTGAATCTGCGATGGTCGAGGCTGACCAAAGAGGAGAGAAGCCGTCAGCAGAGTGAGAACGGTCGTAAGGGCTGGAAGACTCGTAAGTCTAAGTACCCCACACCACTCCCCAAAGACTAACTACCTATAATAATAGAGCTCCATATTTCACTAAACCTTTCTTCCCTTCTGTCGATGAATACGTTATCATAGACAGTAGTTCCTTCTATCGACGGAGGATCTGATGACCCTACTCCAGCATATCGAGCAGCTCGAGGCGGAGAGTGTGAAGCGTAGCGAGAAGGCTCTGGAAGAGTGTGAGGCGGCCTGGCTCGAGGTGCAACGTGCCGAGTTGGCCCTGATCGTGGCCGAAGATGTCCTCTTCACCTGGCCCAAGATCGAGGCTTCCCGTGGCCGATAAGACTTTCTGGGGCAGAACGGGCTCCTACATGCTGATCCTTCTCGCCGTGCTGATACTTGGATCGGCTGCCACGGTCGTCTGCTCTCAACCAAAGACGGCAATAACAGGAGCGGCGATAGCGGCTTGGCTCGGAGTTGCTACCTGGCTCACCTGGAGGAGCGAATGACCTGCGAAGTCTGTGAAGGCCCCGCGAGCGAAGATGATCGCTCCGACGTGTTCGACTGCTACATCTGCAAGACTTGCCATCTCAAGGCGCTAGAAGGATGGAAACGCTTCAACCTGGGCACGGATCCGCCCCTGACCCTGAATGAACGCGTCAACCGCATGTACGAAAGGGGAAAGTGATGCTAGTCACGGGACGGCTCTACCCTGAATGGAAGGACCTCGTTACCGAATGCCGTGCCACTGTGGCCGGTATGGGCGAATGGCCCAAAGACCGAGGCATCGGGCCCGTCTGCCCCATGCACGGAGCCCGACACATGAAACGAGTCGCCCACTACACCTACCGATGCTCCATGGAACCCGATACCTCCCGGGACTACTTCCTCTACCTGGGATCCCAAGGCATCGAAATGCGCCCTACCTCCCGCATTGCAGGGGTGAACCCGTGAAGGATCGCAACCTAGTCCGAGCCGATCTGGCCGGGATAGCTGAATACTTCCGGGAAATCGTCTGGGATCTGTCCTTCGACCGGGAATATTCCGCCCGAGTCTCAGACGCTCAGGTCCGTGACCGCATCGACGAGGGCATCCGAATGCTTACGAGACTGCGAACCGAATGGCCCGGGGAAGGGGTGAACCCGTGAGTGCCTTCATCCCAGGAAGCGCCGAGTCCGCGATCGAGGTGACCGTCGACCAGCGCCACGATATGCAAATCCGCTCCCTAGAGGATGCCTATAAACGTCTGTACGAACGCGTGTTGCGGCTGGAGGCCAAGTGAGCGAGGAACTGGAGCAAGTCCTGATCATGGAGGAAGCGGCCCTCATGGGCACCCCGGTCCCGTCACCTCCTTCCCTCCGGGAGAAACTATCCCGTGTGGCAGCCCACTGCGCCTATGTCCAAAAAGGCGGAGTCAACGAGTTCCACGGATACCCCTATGCCATGGCCTCCCAAGTGTTTGCCAAGGTCAACGAGGCCCTGGAAGCAAACCGGCTGCTCTCGGTTCCACACTTCCGCCGTGAGGGAACCGATACCTTCTCCATGGTCGAGTGCCGCCTCGAGATCCACGACCTCGACTCCCCAGAGGTCATCTGGACCACCGCCTACGGCTCCGGCATGGACAAGGGCGACAAGGCAGTCATGAAGGCCCAAACCGCCGCCCTCAAATACGCCTGGATGATGCTCCTCAATATTTCCACGGGAGATGACCCCGAGGCCGACTCCACAACCGACTCCAGGGCCTCTGGCGAGCCCATCAAGCCACGACAGACCCAGGAGGAGCATTCCGCCAAGGTCGAGCGGAACAAAACCGCTCCACTGAGCCCCAAGGCGGTCGAGCTGTCCCGGCAAATCATGGAGGAACTGGCCAAGGAAGGGGTCAAGCCCAACTGGCCCGGAGCGCCCCAACCCGAAGTGGTCCTGGATGAGGAAGAAGAGCAGCGCCGTCGCTTCATGGAAGCCGTGGGAGGGGTCGAAGAGTGCTGGTGCGGGTCTCCCTTGATCGAACGTCACGCCAGTAAAGCCAAGGGCGGATATGCGTACCTGACCTGCGAGCTCTCGGACAAGGCGTTCAAGAAAGACCCGGCAGCAGTCCGGGAGATCAAGCAGATGGAAGACAAGAAGCACGTCTGGAAGAGGGTCCCGTGATGTTTCGGCCCGCCTTCTGGATCGCCTGTCTCATCGGCCTCTTGTTCTGGGCCTGTGTCTGGATTCTGGTGCTGGGGAAGAAATGACCACCCGTATTTCCGTGAAAATCGCTAAGGAGATCGCAGATGTCCTGGAAGGGAAGGTGGGCAAGACCGCCGACCTGATGGCCTGTAAGCAAGTCCCCACGATCTGGCTCCAACGATGGTTCCTGACCCTCGCGCCTCCACCGAGGAAGGCCCCGACCAAGACCGCCCTTTCGAGACTGGCGAACCGAGTCACGGTCAAGCAGCTGGACGACCTCTTCCGGGAACTGATCCGAAAGCGTGACGAGATGCGATGCCGCCGCTGCAAGAAGGAGTCGAGGCTCCAGGTCCACCACATCTTCTCCCGGAGACACCACCGGATCCGCTGGGCCAGCACGAACGGACTTTTGCTCTGTGCTGGCTGTCATCTCTGGGTCCACGAGCCCGGGAAGGATCGAGAGCACACCCAATTCTTCGAGGAGATGATCGGAGCCCGGGAGTACCTGAAACTCGGCGACATCGTGCGCGTGGGAGGGAAACCCCAGGACCATAAGCTAGTGAAACTCCTACTGGAGAAGGAGATGCGGCCATGACCGTAGAAGAAGCCCTGGAGCTAGGGCAGTTCTATTGCCGCAACCTAGCCAATCACAAGCAGGGGGCCGAGGCCGCAGCCACCCTCGCCCGCTGGAAGCCCTTCATCCTCGCGGCTCAGAAGATGGCAGCACTATTCGAGCCCCCGAACCGTTCGCTACCACCACCAGGGGAACCTACGGGGCCAGAGATTCAAGCCGAGTTCATGGAAGCCTATCGGGCAGCGGTATCCCAGGAGAGCAAATGACCCTAGAAGAAGCCCTGGAAGCGGCGATCTTTGCAGACTCTCAGCCGGTGTCGGACACCCTCGCCCACTGGAAGCCCTTCATCCTCGCGGCTCTAGAACAGAGCGAGCATGCTGACAACTGGGAGACTGACACCGTGCCAAATTGGGGTCGCGTCGTGAAAGCCTATCGAGCAGCGGTATCCCAGGAGAGCAAATGATTCCAGTCGGCCCAGGCGGCGAGAAACTGAGCGACCGCTCCGAGATGATCCTTGCCGACGCCTTGGAAGTGTTCAAGACATGGTGCCGTGAACACAAGAAGGCGACCGGAATACCGCCGCAAGCCGATGAACTCGCCCAGGTATGGGGATACGCGCTGTGGCACGCCTACATGGCTAGGATGAACGTCGAGGAAACCATCCTCAAACAGATGGGAGCGGTATCCCAGGAGAGCAAATGACCCCAGAGATCAGGTGGGACATGGAGGCGATCGAGCGGGACGCCGAGGCCCACTTCCAACGATTCATCGCTACGGCCCCACGTCTCCTTCGGTTAGGCCGCACTCCTTGGCGGTGCAAGCTCTGCGGACATGCGAACGTCGAGAGATTCCCCAAGATCAGGGGGCGCAAGCGATTCCAGTGGCCGCTCCTCTTCTGGTACCTGACGCGAGAGGTGCCCTCCATCTACGGCGGCGGACTCTGCCGCATGTGCTCCAAGGCTACCCAGGCAGGGGCTAAGGCCCTTTACGAGAAGATCGAAGCGGACATCTTGGCCGAGTATGGGGCGGTATCCCAGGAGGAGAAGTGAGCCTGTGGCATCCCAAGTGGTGGAATCCTGGATGGTGGCCCTGGTGGATGATCGTGCTGGTGCTCGTGGTGCAGGTGGGTTTCTGGACAATGGTCATCAGGGGTCGGAGGTAGAGCGTTCCGGGACAGCGAA